TTGGAGTATTTTCAAAATAAACTGATGTCTGCTCTGAAGGTTCCTAAGTCTTACCTTGGATTTGAGAGAGAAGTGGGAAGTCGGGCTACCCTAACAGAGCAGGATATTCGATTCGCCCGGACCATCCGTCGAATTCAGTATGCAGTCCAACTTGGATTGAGGCAACTATTTGATTTTGTCTTAGAACTGAATAACTATGACCCTACAGAAATTGACTACACCATAATGTTGCCTACGGCAAGCACCGTAGATGAACTCAGGATATGGCAAGCAACACAAATAAAAATGGAAGTCGCTTCTCGTTACCGGGAACTATTCGGCGCGTCGGATGAATGGATTTTGCGGTATTTGCTACAGGTACCAGATGAAGATATTAAGAAGTTATTGAAAACGCAAGAGCCTAAAACAAAGCCAAAAGATGGAGATGACTTTTACATAACAGCTCCCGGAGCTGCTACGGATGAACCTACAGATGCAGAGCGCATAGCTGCCATCGGGAATGCAGAAACAGAACAAGTAATCTCCGACCGCGACCTCGTAAAATTACGTGAACAACTCAAAAAAGATATTGAGGCATTACAAGACCTCATAAATTGGGAACTTGGAAAAGAGGAGCTTGTCGGAAATATTGATTAAGATTAAATAGGTTGTTATAGAATAATTTTGCTGGACAAAATATACAGTCCTATGGCAGAATATACATGTCAGCTACTCACTACAGAGGAAAGGAGGAAAATATGTGGACAAAACTAGGATACTCCTGCATGAAGTCCATACGCATCCCATAAGAATTGCGGAAGAAAAGCTCGAAGAGGGTAAGTCAAAGCCTGCCGGTGTGCTTTTATACATTGAGGGTGTAGCAGCTCAAGCGGGAATCGTAAATCGTAACAACCGGCTTTACCCTGTAGACGTATTCAAGAACGCCGTTGAAAACGCGCAGGAATCAGTTAGCGTGGGTAAGTTTCTTGGGGAAGTAGACCATGACTGGTGGGGCGGAACACTTGCTCGGGCTGCAATTAGATTCACTGACCTCTGGATGGAAGATGACCTTGTTAAATACAAGGGTGTTGTAATGGATACGGAATGGGGAAGAACGCTGAAGGACTTGCTAGTCGCTGGCGTTGGAATAGGCACTTCTACCAGAGGCTATGGCACTGTTGAGTACGCTGGGGATTCGGGTATCGGCATCGTTCAGAATGACTTTGAACTTGAAGGAATTGACGCAGTGCTAGAGGAGTCTAATCCAGCGGCAACTACTCCCGCATGGGAAGGTAAAGTAGGATTTACTCCCATTATGGAAGGGAATACACTGGTAGGATTCTCTTTAAATAAAGAGACCTATGTGAAGATTACGGACACTTCGCAAAATGTTAAGGAGGGATTGAATAAGATGGAAATCACCACCGTAGAACAGCTTCGGACTGCTTATCCTGACCTTGTAAAGCAGGTTGAAGAGGCCGCAGTTGTTTCTGCAAAAGAAGGTATCGAAAAGGCGTATCATGAAGCAGTTGAAACTAACCTTCGTGGCACTATTGAAACAGAACTAAAAACTAAGTATGATACGGAGCTTGAAACTAAGATTGCAGAAGCAAGGGAGACAGCCACAAAGGAAATCATGGAGAGCGAGGCGGCACTTGCTCTTAACACGCTAAAAGAGGCGGTTATTGGTGCTGTTAAACCCTTCATGGTGGATATCTCAATGGATGAGGAGACAAAGGCAAAGGTTGCCGCGCTGGAAACCAAGATTGCGGATGCTGAAAAGGCCGTGACGGAGGCTACTGCTGCGAAGAACACAGCGGAGTTGGCAAAGACTGCTGCAGAAACTGCTGCAGCGGAAGCTAAGGCTGCACTTGAGGCTTACGTAAACAAGGAAAATGTAGCCCAGCATTTGGAGAGCAAGATTGCAAATTACGAACACGCGGTATTGCTTCGTCCCCGGCTTGCAGAGTGCAAATCCATTGAGGAGATTGATGCTAAGTTTGAAGTGGAAAAAGCATTCATCGAATCTGTAGTTTCCAAACTTGGAACCCCCGCAGGGCAGGGCCAAACCACTGCTCCTGATGCTAAAGACACCACCGTCCTCGATGAAGAACTACAGCGTCAGAGAAAACTGGCAGGGTTGAAGTAATTGTACAAAGGAGGAAAGATAAATGAGTGACCTACTTATTCCGTCGTTTCTGCAGGAGAATACAGCTCGGCAGGCTCGATGGGAACACCTAATCAGAGGAACTGCGCTAGAGGAAGACAGGTATAACCGCGCAGTTGTTGAGACCATCCTTGACAACACCAAGAGATGGCTTGATGAGGAAACCAGAACTCAGAACGTTGGTACGTTCACAACCTATGCTTTCCCGCTTATTCGGAGGATTTTCCCTAACCTAATCGCCAATGAGCTGGTTAGCACTCAGCCTATTCCGCAACCTACCGGCATGATTTTTTATCTAGACTTCCGGTATGGAAATGATAAGGCTCCTACAGTCAGTGGTGACAGGAGAGACTTCCCCGGTGGGAGGCCCAATCCGTACTTTGCCTCCGGTATTGTGCGGGGTGAGCTTATCGGCACGGGAGACGGCAACACGCAAGTGTTCACTCTGGCATATAACCCAATTTTTGCAGGTTCTCTTGTTGTTTATGTTAACTCCGCTATTGTTGCCAACTACGCTCTTACTACAAACAACGAACAGACGGCGGTTATTACCTTCGCTCAAGCCCCAGCACTTGGTGCCGCTATCACTGTTGACTATAACTTTGACACAGAAGCTATGGGTAAAGATGGCAGGCTCGTTGTACCAGAGATGGACCTAGCAATCAGCTCAGATTCCGTGACGGCGGAAACTAAGAAACTCAAGGCAAAATGGTCGCTGGAGGCCCAGCAAGACCTTATGGCCTATCATGGCCTAGATGCGGAAGCAGAATTGGTCAATGTACTTGGTGATGAAGTTCGGAGAGAGATTGACAGACTTATTGTTAATGACCTGTTCAATGGCGCATCTGCTGGAAACGTTACCTGGAACTCCGTACGGCCTGCAGACTTCTCCGGTAGCCAGAAGGAGTACGATGAGACTCTGTGGCATGCAATTGTGGATGCTAACACAATGGTATTCAAGAGGCGGCTCCGAGATACCACGTGGATTGTCGCCTCGCCAGATATCTGCGCAAGAATGGAAAAACTTAATGGCTTCAAACTGGAAACTTCACCTAATAGTTCCGACCAGTCGATTCAGACCGGCCTGCAATTCATTGGCACCTACAGGCAACGCTATCGTGTCTACAAAGACCCAATGGCAGTTGCAAACAGGATGTTGCTAGGCTATAAGGGTAATTCGTTCTTCGAGACGGGGTATGTTTACGCACCTTACGTGCCGCTCTATACAACTCCGACAATTATTGACCCTAACGACTTCACACCACGTCGGGGCGTTATGAGCCGGTATGCCCGTAAGCTCGTAACGGGAGATTACTACTCGACAGTCACTATCACTAATACACCGTAATGCTCGGGGGCGGAAACCCGCCCCCTTATCTAAGTTAGTAAATACAGAGGGGGATTCCGTATGGCTAAGCGGCTTTTCGTAAACTATTCAAAAGTACCTCAGGTTGTTTATGATGACCTGATGAACAAGTATGAAGTAGAGCCGGGAGGGACCGTTGAGGCAGATGAAACGTTCCTAAACAAGTACGCTACTATATTCAAGCCTGTGAATTTGTCTCAGGCCGTCAAGCCGGGAAAGGAAGGCAAGCAGTCTAAGGAGGAGTAAAAGGTTATGCAAGAAACACAAGAACAACTTGTGGGGAAACTAAGGAAAATTCTTGGCAATCCGGGACTCTCTGAGCTTACGGATGAGCAGATTGAATTCGCTTTAGAAAATACGCTGGCTGAGTATTCAAGGTACAGACCAAGAAAAGCATACAGAGTACTGAATGTTGTGGCTGGCACTAGTCAGTACATACTTCCCGCAGATGTTCTTGCTGTTGAGGATGTTGCATTTGAACCTTTTGGAAGTGCTTCCGTAGGTAGTGACCCCGGGTTGCAAGCCGTAACAAACGCAGTTGATAAAACGCAAAGAATCATGTATGGCCCAGACTGGGAATACAACACCAGTGAGAACATTCTTACACTAACGCCAGAACCAAGTAAAACAAGCGTGGTTATCTACATTGCACATATACTACATTCACTAGAGTCTGTGTCAGAACGGGATAGGGCCATGTTCGTTGACTACACCTGTGGAGAAGCAAAAGAAATCTGGGGTAATGCACGGAATAAGCGGTTAGTCAAAGTTCCTACTGCCACGGGAGATATGACCTTCGACAATGGAAAAGCTTTGCGTGAAGAAGGAGCCTTGCAGAAGGCAAGGGCATTCTCATCACTAAAAGGGGGAAGCCCATTAATCTACGGGTAGGAGGGGTGACATGGACTATACTGCCTATATACAAGAGGCATTGGAAGAAACTTATCGCTATGTCACCCACCCCATTTGCATAAAACGGGTGGCGCAGGATACAGAATTTGATGAGCTTTATTTAGAGTCCATTAAGAAGAATTACGTCTTGGTAAACGGGGAACTACCTGTGCTACAGGCCCTAGTTCGTACAGAGGCAAGGCCGCAGATGCTAACAAGATTCGGCCTGCAGGAGGACTTCGCGCTCATCGTGCAAATAACTGCAGGTGAACAGACACGTAAAAAGTTTTGGCTGGATAGCGCGGATGTTATCAATTTTAATGAAAAAGATTTCACCATTCGAAGAATGTGGGATAGCGGAGTTCTTCCTACAGTGGAAGAACAGCAAATACACCTTCTGACCGTCGCGCTGTGTGTAACCGCGACAGCGGACTCCGTAAGGGGGGAGGCAGACAGATGGCAGAAGATGAGGTAATCCTGATTGGGAATTGGAATGAGGCGGAAGAGTTGCTAGCCCTGTTCGTTGATAACGTAGATGAAACCATAGAGAACATAATTAGGGAGTATCTAGAAGAGAAACGGGAAGAATTTGTGGCATACATTGAGCAGGACGTGTTTGGACTTGCTCCGCTCAGCGACCGTTATCTACGCTGGAAGTTATCTAAGGGATTAGACCCTAGGACATTGATAGCCACTGGTACATACCTTGCGGCTATTAAACTTGCGCCGGTAGATATTGGTGGATGGGGAATAGGTATATTGCACGGAGAATACGGAGACAATGGACAACCTTTAAAGGCCATTGGAGATGCTTTGGAGTACGGCACAAGTAGAATGCCGCCGCGCCCTCACTGGAGGCCAATGGCAGAGCTTATTCAGGATGAATTCCCAGATTATTTGATGAATCGACTCGAACAAATCTGGGCCGGGGCAGGGATGAAGTAATGATGATTGAAAAGAGCGATGAACAAATCCTGCTAAAGCTCAAAGGAATTACTGTTGTGAACACAGCCGGAAATCCGCAAGAAGTGAAAGTTGTGTTTTCCAGTCCGGAGACATGGTTGTCTAAGATAGCGGAGATGGAGGCTAATCAACGCGGGGAAGACTTGGTTCCTAGTATTTGTGTCCATAGACTCCCTATTTCATTTGACAGCAGGCGGTATACATCACGGCGGAAGATATCTAAGTACACCACGGTCAATAAAACGGAAATGGGAATAAAAGAATATATGCATCCGTTTAATATATACTATCAGGTTGATTTTCTGGCAGACTACCAAGAGCACGTAATCGCAATTATGGAGGGCATTCTTAAGAAAATGCCACCTATGGGATTCCGGTCATACATTTCCGTGGTATACGTAGATTCGGAAGATACCATTTTACGCATGGATTTTCCGTTTCGGCTTGTAGACGTGATGGATTTAACCTCGGAGTTTACGTCCGGGTATCGTAGATTCCGCCATGCGCTGACATATAAAGTCGAAGCATGGCTAGACCTTGAAGAGTACACCAACATTAAAACAGTGGTTCGAACAAGTATTGACTGGCTACAAATGGGAACAGATGATATGATTTATGGTAGAACAAACACTACAGAAGAGCGGTTCGTATGTTTCATCGGTTGGGTGCCGCTTATTACTCAAAGACTTAACGGGGGGTGAACCATAACGTGGCTAAGAAAGAATTACTACAACCAATTGATATGGTTACAGAAACCGGCGAGCCGGTTCTCGTGCAACAAATAATCAAAGAAAAGCCGCAGAAAAACCAAGAGGACTGGGTTGTAATAAAGAATCTTCTCTGGGAAGGCAGGATATATAACATTCCCGGAGAGGAGAGCGTATACATCCCCCCTCGGGGAACAGTGAAACTGCCAAAGAAAAATGTAAGCTTTGAGCTTTACAATGCAGAAAAAAGTGGAATCTTAGAAATTCGTTCTGGGATTTCTTAAAGGAGGTAGAGAAATATGTCGGTTTATCTTTCGCCGGGAGTGTATCCTAAAGAAACAGACTTTTCCGCCTATGTTAGCGCGAAGTCCTCTTCGGCAACTGCGCTAGTCGGTGTGTTTGAAAAAGGCCATTTCGGACCACAGCTATGCACATCGTGGCCTGAATTCAAGCAGGAATTTGGTGGATTTCTCTCCGGCTACCAAGGGGCATACCTTGCCAAAGCATATTTCGATAATGGCGGAAAAATTCTATGGGGCAACAGAATCGTACACTTCGACACTAGCGGACAGCCCACATCTAAAGCTGCCTTGTATAGTTGCAAGGATAGAGAGACTACACCGAAAGACACTGTTAAAATACAAGCAATTACGCATGGTATCTGGGGAAATGCTGCAACAGGTGGGCTTTCCTGCGTAGTCAGTGATGCGGACGGAGTAACAAACGGATTTGACCTAGAGGTGAAGCTGAATGGCGTTCGCAGAGAGAAATTTGAAGACTTAGTAATGGATGAGACATCTGTTGACTACTTTGAGAGAAAAATAAACGGTATTTCAAAGTACATAGTTGTCAGCAATCTTGACTCCGCATCCACTGCTCCGAAGAATCTACCTGCAGCAGGTACATTCTCGCTAGCCGGTGGGGATGATGGCCTAGCGGGATTGGCAGACACAGACTACGTCGGGGAACAGGAATACAAAACGGGCCTATACGCGCTGGATGCTGTTGAGCATCTAAACTTGCTCATCGTCGCGGATAGAAGTTACGCCCCAACAGTCGCAGCAGGCATTGTCACCTATGTAGATACTCAGCGAAATGACTGCTTCGCAATTATGGATACTCCGCCTAATCTTTCGGCGGCTACAGCGGCAGAGTACCGTAAGGGGACAGGCACTTATACGCACCCTGCTTTCAATTCTAGCTTTGCAGCCATGTACTATCCGTGGTTAAAGATTACGGACCCATTAACCAACATGGTTAAGTCCATATCCCCCGTTGGTGCGGTCGCAGGTAAGTTTGCCTACAATGACCAAGTAGGTTATGTCTGGACAGCTCCCGCAGGTTTAACCCGGGGCGTAATACGCAATGTTGTCGGGGTAGAGCGGTCGTTGTCTCAGGGGGAACGAGATGTCCTCTATCCAGAAGGCATCAACCCAATTGCCAGTTTCACGGATGGCGGAATCGTGATTTGGGGCCAAAAAACCCTGCAATTAAAAGCATCCGCAACTGATAGGGTAAACATCAGGCGGTTGTTGCTGCACATCGAAAAAGCAACAGTCAGCGCAGTACGCCAGCTGGCATTCCAGCCCAATAATATACAAACTTGGAATGCCCTTGTGAGACTGGTGGGGCCGTTTATGCAAAATATCAAGGACAAAGGCGGGTTATATGAGTTCTATATTCAGTGTGATGAAACCCTGAATACACCAGAAGTCATTGATACAAATACACTGCTGGCACGAATTTTCATCAAACCAACAAAAACAGCGGAATTCATTGGCATGGAGTTTGTAATCGCGCCTAGTGGTGCTGCATTTAGAGAACTATTCGGAACCGCTGCATAAGGAGGGATAAATAATGGATACTGCACCCCTAAAGCCTCTGAGCTTGCATCAAAAGTGGCAGTTTGGCTTAGATATTGGTGGCATGGAAGTGGCGGCATTTCAAAAATGCCCGCTACCAAAAATGACGTTCGACGAGGTTGAATTTAACCAAGCGGGGTCTATCTTCCCCCAGAAAGCTGCGGGAAGAGTAAAATTCACGGACATCACAATCGAAAAGGGCGTATTTCAAGAAGAAGTTGATATGTATATTATTGACTGGATTAAAAAGTGCATTAGCATGGACCCAGTGAATCATACAGGCGGCTTTGTTTCCGAATACCAGAAAGATATTGACATCATTCAGTATGACAGAAAGGGCGCAGAAATTAAACGCTGGCGGCTCTATGGTTCATATATCAAGGAAGCAGACTTTGGAGAGTTGGAAGGTGGGTCTTCAGACAACACTATCGAAAGCATGACTATCTCCTATCAATACTTTGAGATCGTCTAAGAAAATACACCCATAAAGCCAGTACTGAAAATGTACTGGCTTTTTCATGCATATTTTGGACGGGAACTTCTAAACCCTGTATAGTAGATATGGGAATATATGTACAGAAGTCGAATTGGAGTGTGACATTATGGAAAAACAAACTATTACACTGCCGCTCGGGACTACCATAACACTACGTGAGATGACTGGTCATGAAGAAGACCTGCTAACAAATGAAAAACTGGTGCGCTCGGGGAAAGCCCTCAACCAGATTCTTGCAGCTACCATCCTGGACATCGATGGAGACAGCCCAGTAACAGAGGAAATGGTTCTTACGCTAAAATCTCCGGATAGACTTGCAGCTCTCATAGAGTTAAGGAAATTGTCCTATGGTAACATGGTTGACATCAAACTTGAGTGTTCCAACAAAAACTGTAATGGAGAATACTGGGGAGAGTACGACCTAGGGTTACTGCCTATAAAAGAGGCCCCAGATAAAGACCCGGAGAAGATATTCACGGCAACCATTGATGGCAAGCTGGTTAAAGTTGGGTATATGGATGGACGCGGAGAAATGCGCGTCTCCAAAGCGGCGGATACAGGAGAAGACATCATCACAATAGGAATGCTAAGCAGAATAAAGGAAGTAGAAGGTATTCACCCAAATGGTGTATCTAAGTGGCTCAAGGATATGAGCGTTAGGGAACGCAAAAAGCTCCGCGACCTACTCAAAGATACGGATTATGGCTACGACACATCTATCGAAGTGCGCTGTGAATCATGCGGAAGGAAAATTACAGGTACAGTGGAGTCGCAGGTTAATTTTTTCTTCCCAGAGAAGTGAGTGTAAGAGAAGATACTTACTTCTTACTACGTTCTGAATCTTACTTAGGCTCATGGAAAGATATTTTTGATATGCCAACATCATTACGTCAATGGTTTGTTGAAAGACATAAACTGCAACTCGACGCAGATAAGAAAGCATTGGACAAGTAGTAATTAGCGGGTGTGTCTGCGGCACACCCGTCTTACATACAACCTCGGGGAGGGGGTGTACATATGGAATCGAGAACATTCAGTCTCGGGATTGCTATTGGATTGCGGGATGCGTTTACCGGCCCCGCCTTACGTATTGTGTCTATGCTGGGAACAATGAAAGATACGGCAACACAAGCTCGGAGAGATATGGAAAAGGCTCTAGGCGGCATTAGGACTTCGCTTCTTTCTATAACTGCGGGTATCGGTGTTATTGCGTCGCTAGGTTATCTTGGCAGGGCAGCGGTTGAATTCCAGCATTCGTTACGTGAGATTCAAACCATTGCGGATACTAGTCGCACTAGCATTGCAGAGCTTAACAAAGAAGTAAAAAAGCTAGCAATGACCTACGGGGAAGGGCCGGTAGACCAAGCTAATGCTCTGTACTGGACTATATCTTCCGGTATTCTCGATGCGGTTGATGCTACAAAACTCCTGCACCAAGCTAACAAACTAGCTATCGGGGGTTCAACCACAGCATACGCGGCTACGGACGTATTAACCACAATCATCAATGCGTACGGATTAAAGGTGAAAGATGCTCGAAGGCTGTCTGATGAGCTGTTTACGACTGTGAAATACGGTAAAATGCACATGCAAGACCTGGCAACTTCTCTAGGCATGGTAATTCCGGCTGCTGCAAATCTAGGAATTTCTACTCAAGAACTAAACGCAGCAATCGCTACGTTAACAACCGGCGGCTTGTCTGCATCGCAAGCGGTTCAGTATTTGCGGCAAGGTTTCGGTAACATCATTAAGGTGACTAAGACCGCTCAAGTAGAGGCTAAAAAACTTGGATTGGACTTCTCCGCCGCAAAATTGCAGTCTATGGGACTTTATGACTTCTTGATGTACGTAAAAGAGACTATTGATGCTAAAGGCGGAGATAGGACTTCTATGGCAAAACTTTTTGCCACGGAAGAAGATGAGGCCGCAGTTAACGCAGGCATTACTTCATGGGGCCAGCTATTCAGAAGCCAGCAGGCTATCCAGGCTATGCTTGCTTTAACGGGGAAACAGGCAAACAAATTCAGAGAAGTTCTTAATGCTATGACTCTTGAAGCAGGCGCAACGGACCGCGCTTTCAGAATCATGTACTGGTCTTTGGAGAATCAAGAAAAACTCTTGAAGAGCAATGCGCAAACACTTCGCACTTCACTTGGGGAAGCCCTGATACCCATTCTGGCAACCCTGACTATTTCTTTGCGTCTAGTTATACAGGGCATTACATGGCTCTTTGAAACGTTTCCGCCGTTGAAATATGTTGTAGTTGCCGCGACAGTAGCACTCGGGGCATTGCTTATCTATTTGGGTGTGCTAAAAGCCAAGTCTATCATTGCAGCACAAGGCCCTACGTTACTACGAAAAGCTTTTGACCTGATGGGGATTTCAATAACACGCACTACAGTCGCTGCCCAAACAGGCCAAGCCGCGACAACGGCATTCGGAATCACATTTGCAGCTACGGGGAAAGTTATAACTATCACAGCGGCACAAATACAGGCTGCTCTGTGGCAGGTTGTACTTATCACGGTAGCTATTGTCGCAGCGGTTAAATTTCTGAGGTATATTTGGGATACAAACTG